ATATCTTTGACTAAACTCTTGAAAACTAAAACTACGATGTCTTAGTATCTGTCTAGCTATATCTCTAGTAGTTGTTATCTCCATACAAACAGAAGCCATCTCAAAAGGCGACCAATGTTTATGCTTTATTAGATACTTTAATAGTTTATCTGAAGTTTTAGCATTGAATTGATTTTCAGGATTTGAAACTCTAGCACAGTAAGATATTAAATCTTTTACATCTGCTTTTACACTTATAGGTGATTTACTGTAACTGATTAACTTCGCTTTTATCATCATGTTTTGCTTTTCTAGGAATTATTTTTTTCTTATTTTTATGCGGGCCGGCAGCATTACTTCTTCTAATTTCTAGGAGAGTATTATAACAAGGATTTCGTTTTTTTATTTTATTAACTACTTTCATCTGAAATCTTCATAGGTTTATGAGAAGGTAATTTCCAATAATGATTTGCCTTTACCCTTATAAAAGGTTTATGAGTTTCATTCTTATTAGGATTTTTTACTGTAAGCATTACTTTTTTTCCTGCTATAAAAGCTTTCCATTGATTATCTAATCTATCTCCAGGACATTTATCTCTTTTTACTGCTTTAATCCATTTTCTAGAAACATTTTTAAACATTCCTAAAGATTTATAACTATCCTTCGTTGATCTTCTTCTTGCCATTTTTCTTCTCTAGTTCTTCTGTATAAAGTTTATAATATTTATTAATTTGCCATTTAAGAGATGATAATCTTCTTTTTACCTCTTTCTTTTTTGACTCTAGTTGGGCAATCCAACTCCTTATATTTTCTTCTCTAGACGCCATATTCTTTAAAGAAACACAAATAAATTAATAAAATAAGTATTAAAATTTTGCCATAATCTAAGTCAAATTTTGTTCCTTCTCCTATACTTTCTAGAAAAGCCATTATTTCATTTTTAATATTATTGATCATATATTTCCTCCACTTCTATAGATTCTTTTAACATTTCAATTGCGTGTTTTCGACTTTGGGCATTTATCCAAGCCGTACCATATGTACTTTTTAATTCTAAACGTACATCTTCGGAGCTTTTATTTATTTTAAGATTCTCCGGAGTTTTAAATAAAATTCTAAATTCTTTTTTCCTATTAAAATCTAAAACAGACATATTAAGCTTCATCCTTAATGTGTCTTTTTCTTTCTAAACAATAAATAGTTTTTACCGTATGAGCAGAAGGATAGACTGATTTTCCGTAATCCTCTAAAGCTTCAAAATTTTCATCAATATGTTTACCACATGCTTCTACAGTTTCAAAATATAAAGGTTTACCATCTAACCATTTTATTTCGACTGAATCATTTACAGGTGTTGCCGTAGGATCTGCCCACCACATTACTATCGCTATTATAAAAACTTTAGTCATATTTTTTTCTCCATTCACAGTATGCGTTTATCTTTAACTGGGATTTTAATTGTTTAGGATAATTAAAAGATAAATTTTTTTCTTTCATAATTCTTTCAATCCATTTTGGATTGTTTATACGATCTAGATGATATTTTTCAAAGGTAGGAATTTGTTTAATCTTCTCGTATGTTAATGACATTTCTTATAACCTCAGATTTTATTTTATCTTCATGTATGAATTTAACATTACAATATCCACAAATCCCTTCTCCTTCTGTTAATTTAATATATACCCTAGGATGATCATCATCACACATAACTATTTCTGTTTTAACATATTTAATAGTCTGACTCAAATTTTAAAATCCTTAAATCTTTCACCTGTATTAGATTTATCAAAAACTGGAGTATCATCTGTTAAATTTTGTTGACTTTCCTCTACATCATATAATCTCATTTTAGATCTATCTAATCCTATTACAAATCTTTTATGTTTAGTAGGATCATTATATCTATTTTTTAATTGTTTTACCATCATCTGATTCAATTTATCTAATTCTTCTGTAGATACTAAGGCAAACATTAAATCAGCCGTAGCGGGTAATCCAAAACTTTCAGAAGTATTTTCTAATCCAGGATCACTATTAGTAAATCCTGGTCTATTAGTTTGTGTAGCAGAAAATATAGGAACATCAAATTCTACTGCTAATCCTCTTAACTCTTCTGCAATAGTTTTTATATACGTATAAGAATTAATAGAACCTCCCATAGCTTTTACTCTAGAAGAAGACATTATATTTAAATAGTCTACAAATATAATATCTGGCTCAAAAGATTTTTTTAATTTTAATTCACTTATTAAAGCTCTCATATGAGAAGTATTTGCTTGACCTGTAGGATATTCTTTAATTATTAATCTACCTGTTGTTTTACGAGCAAGATCAGATACCTTAGTAGTAAACATATCCTTTGATAAGTTATGTAATTGATCTAATGGAATATTTAAAAGATTAGCATCTATTCTTTCTGCTATTCTTTCCTCTGCCATTTCTAATGTAACGTATAAAACATTATATCCTTGTACTAAACAAGAGCCAGCAACATGGCACATGAATAAAGACTTCCCCACGCCAGTGCCAGCAAGACATATATTAAGCGTTTTGCTTGGTACTCCTCCCTTAGTGATTTTATTAAAATAATCGAGATCGAAGGGTATTTTTTCTTCTTTTGCATGATAAAAATCCCACCTTTCTTTCGTATTTTCTATAAAATCGTGTCCTACATTACCGTCAAAACTTACACCTAGAGCTTTTTGTAATATATTAGGTAAAGCATTTTTAGTTAAACTAGTATGTTTTCCATCAATAATCTGTATAGATTCCATAATAGCATTATAAACTGCTCTATCCTGACACCATTTTTCAGTAGAATTTAATAACCATACATTATCTATTTTTTCCTTATTAAATAAATTAGGTATTATTTCTACTGCATGTTTATAATGTTCCTTACTAAAACTTTCTGATTCATCTATCTCTATTTTAAAAGATTCTAGTGTAGGAAGTTTGTTATATTTAGCTACAAACTTGCAAGTTTCTTTAAATAAAGTTCTATATACGCCTTCAAAATATTCAGACCTAACAAAGGGTAGTACCTTCCGCATGTATTTTTCATTTGTTAATATATTACGCAGTATTGTTTGTTCTAAATTAATATTCAATTATTTTTTCCTTGTGACTACCGATCCGTCCTCAAGCCCTCTTTCTATAATAGAATTTAGGATGAGGCCAGCTTCTTCTTGAAGCTCTTTATCGTCTTCTGTTAGGTCTGTATCAGGAGAACTTATGACTTTAAAATTAAATCCTAAGTATCCTTTTTTTTCGTTAGCGGCTATATTACCAAATCTAACAATTGTTTCTGAAAATTTTCCTTTTAATAAACGGACATTCCAGCTATTTCCATCGTCGGGTACTAATTCGTATTCGACGTTTTCTTGGAATTCTCTAATACTCCTAATATTTCTGTCTTCTGACATGATGCAAATAATACTCCAGTAGGGGTTTCAAATTCTAATACAAATCCTGGCATTTTATAAAAATTATCCCATTCTCTATAAAGTTGCCAGTTTTTCTGAGATAAAAAATAATCTATGCACTGTTCCCTATTATCAAAATATTGATGAGTAATTCCGTATGTCCATACTTCAGGAAAAAATGTAAATACTATTCCAAGCCAAATCATTGTACTATTGAAAACCTTTCTTTTATATATTCTTTAAAGTTTGTATTAGTAAAGATAGGGTCCCAGAATTCTTTTTTGAGCGTTTCGTCGTATCTGACCTTGCTATCAGAATCTTTTGCCATATACCATCCATTGGCTGGTTTAACGCAATAACCACCATCAAGGGCAACATCAAGAAGGCCAGAATAACTTTGTACGCCACCTTCCCAAGATACTGTAATAGGTATTTTACTTTTTTCTTTAACATATCTAGACTTTTCTATATTGATTATAAAATGATATCCTTGAATATCAGTTCCTTTTTTATCTTGCTGCCTTCCAACTATCCAGATATTATCGGCAGAATAATATATTCCAGTACCACCTGAAACAATATCTTTAGGAAATAATCCTATCTCTTTATATGTATGATTAACAGCAATTAAAGGTATATCTTTCATATTTAGATATGGCGTGCACATTCTAAATAAACCTTTTAGTGCTTTTGCTCTAGACATATCAGCTACAGATTTTTCATTTATGGCATCTTCTAATTCTTTCTTTGATGCTAAATTACCAACAGAATCTATCATAATTACAACTTTATCATCTCGTGATAATTCTTCTAGTTGTCCTACAATATCAAATTTTAATTCTTCTACATTAGTAATTGGAGTGTGAAGAACCCTATTAGTATCAATATCAAAGTTTTTAAAATAAGACTGAGGTGATCCAAATTCTGAATCATAAAATAATAATACAGATTCAGGATATTTTTTAAGATAGGCCGAAGCCATTATTAATCCAAATGAGGTTTTAAAATGTTTAGATGGACCTGCGAGTACAGTTAAACCTGGGGCTAATCCTCCCTCTAATGATCCTGATAAAGCAACGTTCATCATTGGCACATCGGTTGGAACCATATCAATTTCATTAAAAAATTTAGAATCTGCTAAAATCTCTGTTTCTTTTATTTTAGAATTCTTTTTTAATTTATCCATTATCGACATTAATACAATCCTCCTGGTATTAAATGTATGTCGATTAAAACGGCTAGCAGTCCTAGACTTATGCCTAATATTATATTTCTTTTTAATCTTTTAGCTTCCATATTCGACTCCTTCTACTTTTTCTATAATTAATTTTTTACCTTCGTAAAGTTTTTCTAGCCTTTTAACTTCTTTCTTATCTACAGAAGTCCAATATTCTATATCTCCGTCTGGGTAGGTTATTTTGTAATAAATTTCTTTCATTAGCTTACTCCTTAT